AGCGTTCATCTCGCACATCGAGCGCATGCTCACCGTCATCGAAGCAGCTCTTGAGGGACGGCTCTCGTCCGATCTCGTGAGCTATCAGATCGCCGGCCGCGCGGTCGTCAAGATCGCGCCGAAAGAACTCCTCTGGTTTCGCGGGCACTACCGCTCGAAGCTCTTCCAGCTCAAAAACCCCGGCCGACTCGGATCTCCGGTCGTCGTCGCTTTCACGAATGAACCCGAGGAGCCCACGTTCCCCCCGACCTGGGTCGATGTCACAGGTCTCGATCGATGAAAAAATCCCCGACTCTAGTCCAGCGCGCTCTAAAAGTTTTCGGATACGAGAAGCGATCGAACGCGACGGTCTACTCCGGAGCATCGGGGACACGTCTCACGCTCGATTGGATCGCGACGATCCTTTCGGCCGATCAGGAAATCCGCGGCAACCTCCGGCTCTTGCGAGCCCGCGGCCGCGAGCTCTCGCGGAACAATCCGATCGCGAAAAACTTTTTGAACTTGCTCGTCGCGAACGTCGTCGGTCACAAGGGAATCGGGTATCGAGCCCAGGTCCGAAACAACGACGACTCGCTCGCGGACCAGATCAACAAAAAGATCACGGCCGCGTGGACGGAATGGTGCAAAAAGAAAAATTGCACCGTCGACGGGAAACTCTCCTGGAGAGGCGTCCAGGAAGTCGCACTCAAAAACGTCGCGACCGACGGCGAAGTCTTCATTCGCAAGGTCCGCGGGTTCCGCGGGAATAAATTTCGATTCGCTCTCCAGATCATCGACGCCGATCAATGCGATCACCTGTATTCGATTCCTCCCTCGAAGGACGGGAACGAGATCCGGCTCGGCGTCGAGATCGACAAGTGGGGACGTCCGCTCGCGTACTGGATCAACCCAGGTCACCCGAGCGACCTCGGCGGTTCGCTGATGCGCGAGCGGATCCCGGCCGAGGAGATCATTCATCTTTTCGACATCGAGCGCGTATCACAGACGCGAGGCGTGACATGGTTTCACGCGGTCATGCTCCAGCTCCGCATGCTGGAGGGCTACATCGAGGCCGAGCTCGTCGCCGCTCGAACCGGAGCGGCAAAAATGGGATGGCTCGAATATACGGACGCCGCGGCGTACGAGGAGCCGAACCCCGATAAAAAGATCGTCCTCGAAGCGAACCCCGGAACGATCGAGACGCTTCCCCCTGGACTCACGTTCAAAGAGTGGAACCCCGATCATCCCGCGAATGCGTTCCCGAACTTCGTCATCACGATCCTCCGACAGATCGCGACCGGACTCGGCGTCTCGTACAACGCGCTCGCGTCCGATCTCGTCGGCGTGAACTATTCCTCGATGCGGTCCGGACTTTTGATCGAGCGCGATCAGTGGAAGCGCGATCAGTCCTGGCTGATCGAGAACCTTTGCGAGCCCGCATTCGAGGACTTTCTCGAATTCGCTCTTCTCTCCGGCGCCCTCACGCTCGACTCGCGAGATCCCGAGAAGTTCAAAGCGGGCAAATGGGAGCCGAGGGGATGGGCGTGGGTCGACCCGCTCAAGGATGTCCAGGCCGCGATCCTCGCGATCGGCGCGCGACTCAAATCCCGCGATCAGATCGTTTCCGAAGAGGGGAACGACATCGAGGAAGTCTTCGAGCAGATCGCCCAGGAAGAGGAGCTCGCCGAGTCACTCGATCTCGATCTCACTCTTCCAGGCGCGACGAAGCCGATGGGCGGAGCGGTCGATCAGTCGACCGAGGACGACGAAGCAAGCGGCGGCGGAGCTGGTAAGCAAGACGACGCGAAAACGTCGAAGAAAAATCTCGTTGTAACAGGAGCGGCGTGATGACGACGACAGCGGAAGAGCTCACTCGGACGACCCCCGTCAAAGACGGCGAGGTCCTTCCGATGCAGACGCGCGAGTTCGAGATCGCGGAGTTCAAAAAACTCCCGAAGAAAGCGAAGCGCACGAAGGCGGACAAGGTCGCGGCGAATATCGCGCGGCGTGCGAAAAAAGCGGCCGGGGAAACCGGACCCGACGACGATCCCGAGGAAGCGGAAGAGGATTACAATCCGGACGACGACACGGCCGACGAGGACCGCTTCGAGATCTCGATCTCATCCGAATCCCCTGTTCGTCGATGGTTCGGCAAAGAGATCCTCGATCACTCTCCCGAGGCGATCGATCTCTCGCGCGCGAAGCAAGGGCTCTCGTTTCTCGACTCACACGATTCGCGTTCGATCGTCGGCATCGTGAACGATGTCCGGCTCGACACGAAGGCCAAAAAGCTCCGCGGCGTCGTCCAGTTCTCGCGGAACCCGCGGGCTCAGGAAGTGAAGCGCGATGTCGTCGACAAAATCCGAAAGTTTATTTCCGTCGGCTACGGCGTCAACGAGTACACGCTCGAAAAGTCGTCGAAGGACGAGGGCGAAACTTATCGCGCGACGTCCTGGACGCCGATGGAAGCAAGTTCGGTCGCGGTCCCGGCTGATCCCTCAGTCGGGCATAACCGAAAGGCGGGGGAGCGCGGTTTCCCCGTGAAAGTGCGAAGTCTCAATCCTTCGGTCGAAGGTTCGACCGATCAACCCACGGAGGTTAGAAACATGGCGGAAACGAGCAATGCTCAAGCACTAGTCGACTCCCGCAACGTCGCGGCCGAGGTCGTAAAACTCGGCAAGCGTCACGGGATCGATCAGGAGCGCGTCGCGACGTGGATCACAGAGGGACGGTCGGTCGATGCCGTTTCCGCTCTGATCCTCGAAGAAGTCGCATCCCGATCGGCGAATCCAAAAACAACCCCAGGCGCAGCGGAGCGCAAAGACGAGATCGAGCTCTCCGATAAAGAACAGCGGGAATATAACCTCGCTCGCGGGATCATGATACTCGTCGCGAATCAGGAAGCGGACGAGAACGGCGGCAAGCGTGAGAACTCCCTGGAACTCGAAGTCTCACAGACGATCGAGAGGTCGTGGAAGGGCGCGACTCACGGCGGACTCTTCGTCCCCTGGAGCGTGAAGAACGTCAACGCGCTCTCGAAACGAGCGGGTCTCGATTCGGGTACGACGAACAAGGGCGTCGAGCTCAAGTTCACCGAACCGGGAGCATTCATCGACTTCCTCTATAACCGGATGCGCGTGAAGGAACTCGGCGCGCAAACGATCTCGGGACTCCGCGACAACGTCGCTTTCCCGAAACAAACAGGCAAGGCGAGCGGCTCCTGGGTCACTGAGAACCCCGGCTCCGACGTGGCGGACTCGAACCTCACGCTCGGACAGATCCCGAGCTCTCCGAAGACCTACCAGTCTTCGACGAGCTACTCCCGGCAATTACTCGCCCAGGCCGTGATCGATGTCGACACGCTCGTCCGACAGGACCTCGCGCGCGATATGGCTCTCGCGGTCGACTTCGCAGCGATCGCCGGACCGAGCGGAGGCAACTCTCCGACCGGGATCATGAACACGACGGGCGTCCAGTCGTTCGTACTCGCGGGTGACTCCGGCAACGGAGCTCAACCGACGTACGACGACATCGTACGCATCCTCGAAGATCTCGAAGATGTGAACGCGGATCAGCTCGGCGATCCCGGCTGGCTCACGACTCCGGGGGTCAAGTCGCTCCTGAAACTCACGGCGCGACTCGCGAACACGATCGCTCTCCCCGTGTGGGCGGACAACAACACCGTCTCGGGTTACGAGGCGCGGTCCTCGAACCAAGTCCCGAAGACGGGAACCCGCGGTTCGACCTCGAACAATCACGCTCTGATCCTCGGCGTCTTCGCGACGATGGTGATCGGAATGTGGGGAAGCGGCTTCGAGCTCGTCGTCGATCCGTATCGCCTGAAGAAACAGGGCATGATCGAACTGACCACGTTCATGCTCACCGACGTCGTCCTGAAGTATCCCCAGGCGTTCGTCGTGGCTCAATGCCAGAAGTAAAGAACGGCTGAGGGGTCGAACTCAGTGAACGACAACGATCCCGGCCGCGCGTCTTTGGATTCTCCCTTTCGCGCGCGGCCGGATCGAACTCAACTCCGGAGGAAAAAACTGTGGCAGCGAAAACGAAGCGCGCGAGGATCAAACTTTTGAAGCACGTAATCATCGAGGGCAAACACACGGACAAGGGCTCGAAACTGGAGATGGATCGCCACAAGGCGACCGAGCTCGTTTCCGCGGGACAGGCTCAATTCCTCGATGAAGACGACAAAGACGAGCGCGAGCTCGAAGACGAAGAGCAAATCGGCGTCCGCATCGAGCAACCGACAAACGGCGATCCAGGCGTGAAGAACTTGGATCCGAAACCCGGAAGGCGCGGAGCAAAAAGCGAATAGCTCATGACTCTCGCTTTCAGAGACGGCGATGTTCAGTTTTTATTCGAAACCGGGGTCCCGATCACTTTGAACGGGACCTCTGGGGTCGGACTCGTCGACAAGAACCAGCAGGTCGTCGTCTCGCGCGGCGGTCGAGGCGACGTCGTGAGCGGAGTGACAACGATCACGGTTCAAACCTCGAAGTTCAATTTCACGATCCGCAACGGTCTCCAGATCATCGTCGATGGAGTCGTCGGATCCGTCCGACAGCTACTCCCTGAAAACGACGCCGCGCTCACAAAGTTTCTCCTCGGCGATGCGAGCGGCGTTACGGTTCCACCTCCGCCACAAGTGGGCGTCATCGACGGAGGTCAGTTTTGAGCTTACCTCCGATCCTTTTCCGAATCGAACTTCGCCGCGGTTTACGCGCGAATCTTCCGTCGAGCTCCAATCTCAGCGGCGAGCCGTATTTTTGCACTGACACCGGAGAGCTCTTCGTGTGGAACGGCTCCGCGATGGCCGCGATCGTAACTCGGATGCCGAGCGGAGCTCCGAACCTCGTTTTCGCGACGGACCCGAGCGGATCCACATCGGACACGGCCGCGCTTCGCGCTCTCGTCCAGGCCGACATCCCGGCGCTCCCGGAATCGAAGATCACGAACCTCGTCTCAGATCTCGCGGGGAAAGCGGGGATCGCATACGTCGACGCCGGCGACGCCGCGGAAGCGACCGCTCGCACGACAGCTCTCACGACAGCTCTCGCGACAAAAGCGGATCTCGTCGGCGGAGTGATCCCGAACGCACAGATCCCCCCGCTCGCGATTTCGAAACCGAACGTCGTGTCGAGTCAAGCGACGATGCTCGCACTCGTCGCGGAAGAGGGCGACGTCGCGATCCGGACGGACGTCAACAAGAATTTCATTTTGAAGGCGGGCGGCAATCCGACTCAGCTCGCCGACTGGCTGGAGCTCCTCACGCCGGCCGCTCCAGTTCAAAGCGTCGCCGGGAAAACCGGGACGGTCGCTCTCGTCGAAGGCGACGTCGCGAATCTAACGACGGATCTCGCGACACTCACGTCGGCGATCTCCAGCGAAGCAAGTTCCCGCGCGGCCGCGGACACGAGCGAAGCGACAGCGCGCGCCAATGCAGACACGGCCGAGGCGACAGCTCGCGCAAGCGCGGACACGACAGAGACGAACGCGCGGATCGCGGCCGACGCGCTCTCGGAGCTCCTCTCGCACAAAGACGCCGCGAGCGGATACGCGGGGCTCGACGCGGCCGCGATGCTCAAGTCGTCCGAGTTCAAGCTCACGCGGAATCAGCAAACCGGGACGAGCTACGCGATCCAGGACAGCGACCGCGGGAAGATCGTCGAGATCAAAAACTCGACGGCCGCGACGATCGTCGCGATTTCGATCGCCCAGGCGGGAGCGGCCGGAGCTTTCGCCGACGGATGGTCTTGCACGATCAAGGTCATCGGATCGAACTCCGCGCTCCTCACGCCGACGACGTCGACGATCGAGGGAGCGAACGTCCTCGCGCTCCCCCCTAATGCGACGTGCGTCATCTACAGCGACGGCTCGAACTTCTTTGTCTGCGATCCTTCACTCGCCGGACCGACGACGGCGTTCTGTACAGTGAACGAGCTCGAAGTGAACTCCGGCTCGGGAGCTGGGACGACGGGCGTCGATGTCGCCGGGAACGTGTTCGGCTGGCTCCTCTGGCTCAAGGCACCGAAGTTCGTCAAGCACATCACTTTCAAAACCTCGACCGGAGTCGCGGCGTCGACGGCCGCGGTCGGAATTTTCGATGTGAACGGAAATAAGATTTTTTCGACGGGCGCCCAGGCGACGGCGAGCTCGAATCTTCAAGTCTCGGTCACTCTCGGGAGCACGTACCTGTTTCTCCCTGGGAGCTATCGCGTGGCGTGGACGATGTCCTCAACTTCGCTCGTCATCTACCCTGCGAGCGCGAACAACGTCGGGAGCTCGCTCACGTCGGTTTGGAATGCTCAATCGATCAAATGGTTCAAAGCGTCGGGCGTCGCATCGAGCGGGGATCTTCCCGCGAGTCTCGGAACCTTCGCGGCGTCGGCGCTCTCGATGGGGTCCGCGATTCCCTTTGTGATGTTTGAACAGTGAAGAGGGAGAGATGAGTTTTTCGATCGGACAAATTTCGACGTTCGTCGGGTTCGCGATCCTCACGATCGGCGATTACACGAACGGCGGCGAGCAAGTCTCCGTCGCAAGTCTCAATTTCCCCCCGAACTTCCTCGGGGCGGACCTGGGGACCGTTCCTTCGACGAAGAACTCGCTCGGCGTCCCGCTCTTCCCCGTCCTGGAAGGCGCGAAAGTGAAACTTTTTAGGTTCGTCTCGGGGTCTCCCGTGGAGATCCCGACGACGGCCGGACTCAACGCTCAGATCCCGGTCACTTTGGGATGGAGCTAAATCTGTAGCAGTTCAAATTTTCCGGAGGGAAAACGTCATGAGCAAAACAACTGGAGCTCTGCAACTCAACAAACCGCTTTTCGGTACGAACCCCTTACTCGCAGCGGATCTCGACGCGCTCGACGCCGCGCACACGAGCCCGAAGCTCGTCACGAACTACGCGGCGAACGGCGCGATCGCGCAAAAAGAGGGGACGGTCACGATCTCGAAGGGCTCGGCCGCGGCGATGACGCTCGCGGATCCGACCTCCGGATCCCAGGCCGCGGGAGTCGGCGACGATGGCCGGGAGCTCACGATCATCTCGAAGACGGCGTTCGCGCACGTCATCACACTCGCGGGCGGAATCGCTGGCGGAGCGAATCACACGATCACGCTCGGCGGGGCGATCGGCGATCAGGTCGCGCTCAGGGCGATCGCGGGGAAGTGGTATCTCCGGCCGTCGATCAACGCAACCGCGAGCGCGTAAAGGGGCGTAGATGGCAAACAGCATTCGGGAGCTGATCCTCTCCGCGATCGTCACGAACCTCGCGACGGGAAGCGGGATCACGAATCTCGTCGTTCACCGCATGAGGACGCGGCCGATCGAAGACGATCAGCTCCCCGCAATTTTGGTTTACAGCGAAGACGACGAGCCGAAACCGCTCGCGGGGCAAACGTTCCAGGCTCCGCTCGTAGAGCGACAGCTCGTGATCTATCTCGAATATCGCGCGGCCGGAGGGCAGTCGGTCTCGCCGGATCAGGCGCTCGATC